TGTATCTTCTTCAATATCCTTTTCCCTTTTTTCTTTATTCCTATCAATCATCACGGCTTTCGCGATCGTCTGACCGAGATCCATCATGGATTCTGCAACATCCATCTGGGCTCCATAGAACTGACGACCTGAATCGATGACACCTTGAAGACTTGGAGGAGGGCTGATCCCGGAGGTCTGAAAGCCTCCGACCTGGGCTCCAGGAAGAACCTGAGTTTGTTGGAAAGGAAGTTTTGCCATGTTATGCCATTTTCTTCACCATAGTTGTTTACCCCCTTTGAATCGAGAAGGCTGATTCCAGGCTCTTTGATTTGGATCCATCATCATCTGAGTCTGAATTATGCTGGAAGAGCCTGAGAGTAATGAACCCATTTGCTGGTAAGGTCTGGATGCTGCCAGGAATGATGCTTGCTGATTCCAGTTGCTCGCTGATGCCATGTAATTCCTACGATTGATTCCTGCAGACTTCATCATGTAATAGGCTTGAGTATCTGAACTGTAACGGGTCTCTGCTGCCATGCGTTTGGTTTCTGCTGCTTGCAGTCTCATTCCGAGAGCATCAGCCCGACCTTGTGTGAGAATCGCATTACGGGCCGAGCCACGGTTGATCACGACTCCAGATGACCCGATCCTTGCCGTCATATCTCCGATTCTCCGCTTCGAAGCATCTTCCATATAATAAAGCTTATATTTTCCTTGAATCTCGATCTGACGAGCAGTCCGCTCCCCCTGACCACGGACTCCAGTTGCTTGCTCGCTTGTGAGCCCATACATCTCGTTGGCAAATGCCTTTTGAGCAGCTGCCTGACGACGAAGCTGATTTTCTGAAAATCTGGATTGTTGTTTTTGCTGCTGCATTCCCCACAAAGTGGAGAACGCTTGCAGCGCAAATGCTGCTTGACCCCAACTCATAGCTTACTCATTTGTTTCATAGTCGATTGCAATCATCAGAATGTTGCTCGGATAAGGAGCATCCTGACGGAGATAGATTTTCCCTTCGGTGTCATAAATTCCAGGCATCGTGAGCTCGCGGTCTCCAGTGAAGAGTGATAACGCAATCCCGATCGCATCCCCGGCTGAGCGGAAGGCTTCTTCTGTGAGGTCATCGGAAGCCATGCCGTATTTAATCGACATCGAATCCAGGAGTTTCACGACGATCCGATGGATCCGTTTCTTGTTTCCAATCGAAGTCGAGGTCTGGATATCCCCGATTGCCAATGGAAGAGTCTGGATATCAGAGTTATAAACCAGGCCGATCCGGGCTGTTGTCACTGCAAGTTCTGGAGTGATCGATCCTGCTAAGATCGTTTTGTCAGGTTGAATTGCATTGTTTCCAAGAACTTTGACTTCTTCACCTTCGATGTAATCCAGGCTGGTGAGTGTGGAAGCTGATGACCCGGAATAATAGGATCCGCAGTCGACATAGTGGGCAAGACCTTGATCCATTGAATCATCATAAAACTGTTCCATGTACTCGACGAACATCTGAGTGGAATCGACTTTATAAAGTGTGTGTGTGCCGGATCCTTGGTCGATGTCGATAGCATCTCCGCCGGAGGTTGCTGCAAGCTCGAAGGTATTGGTTGCAGAAGCCCTTACATAATAGGTCGTCCCACTTGTCAGGTTCGCTGGCATCGTCGTGCTGGTTGTGAGCTTGACTGCTGTTCCATCAGGCAGATTATGGGTGTTGATCGTGATCGTGTTGTTGGCTTCATGAATGCTGGTATGTGCAAACTGAGTAAAGTATTCATCCACATCACGTTTGACGATCATCCAAAGCTGATCATAGGTTCCTCGAGGAATCACTGTCAGGGAATCAACTTTGGCATGGTTCCCATAGGTTGCATCCGTGTGAGATCCTCCAAGAGAATGCATTGCCCAGGAGGCCATGTTCAGATCAAGATTGTACGTGCAGGAAACAAGCTTTCCATCTGTCCGGATTGCCCAGATCAAAGAAGCCGGTTGATCCTGGAAGACCATCCCGGTAACTCCGGTTTGAGTGATGTCTTCGGCCCGTAATGTGATGTCTTTTGCAGAATACTTGTCTTGTTCGCGGTCGAAGACGAGCTCCCGGACTTTTCTTCCATTTTTTTGAACATAAACCATGTTGTTTCCGATCTGCGCTGGCAGGGCTTGGCTGTGTGCTTGCCAATTCGAGATCTTCTCAACAGAAAAAGAGAATGGAGTGATTGTCGTATCATCGCGGTTTCCAAACATCTGGAAGATTCCACCACTGGTTCCTAAAGTCAGACGACGACCTTCCTGCATCCACTCGATCTTATCGACGGTGTCTGACGAGATCATGAGTGAGATCGAATTATCCGAATAGATCTGTTCTCCCATGATCGAGGCTCCGGAAGTATCATAGTTCCCGGTTTGCACTCCTAATGGTTCTGAGGCTGCAAAATTATCGAAATCTCCAGACTTGGAAAAGTGAACGGTTTGCGGTTCAGAGCTTGTTCCTGCTAAAACCAGCCGTTGCTGGAAGATCTGGACACATCTGGGATATCCTGAAGATTCTGAGAAGCTGCCAAGTGACCACTCCGTCGAAGATCCGTCATAAGCCAGGTGTTCATAGACGGTTCCAATGATTGTTGTTGTGTCACTTACAGAATCGATCTTGATGTATCCCCAGCGGATCTGAGGGGCAACCTCGACATTCAAGCGCAGCAGCCGACCGACATCACTATTGCCAGCAGAGTCTGAGAAACCGTCACCTTCATTGATCCCGGTCGTTGAAGAGAACGTGCAAGTTACCTTCGAATTCTTTGGAATGAACTTCTTATAGAACTTAATATCCTTGCTTGCGGTTCCGATCCACTCAACCGGATCCCCACCATTCGAAGCTGAAAGCTTGAAGGTATTCGTCGTTGCTGCGACGACAAAATACAGCGTGCCAGCAGCGATGGTTTTAATACCACTGAGTGTGATAGTATGAGTTCCACCTCCAGCAGCTGATGAGATAACTACGGGTGTGCCTCCTTTACCAATTGATAACTTAATTTTGTCTGTTTCCCTATCAACGACATAATAATCCGTTGAATCGTTCAACCCTCCTGGAAGTCCTCCACCGCTGTTTGAAAGATTGACAACATTCCCGTTTACTAAGTCATGCCCATTGATCGTGATTGTGTCCTCACTGGTGTCCACATCACCATCAACAAACTGAGCAGCCTGTTCTCCTTCACCACCACGGAAGAAGACTTGCTGACCGTTGACGAGGGGATGACCAATCATCGTGAAAGAGTGATCTGTCATCGATGCCGAGGCTCCAGAGATCTCACCAGCTAGTTCGAAGCCGTAATCCTTGTAATACATGTTTCTTGTACCGGATCCCACACTCGCAATATTCAATGCGGATCCACCATAAGTGAGTGCCACTTTAAATGTGTCTAAAGTCGCATTGACCACAAAATACTCGGATTCTGTTTCTAGGGTGTCTGAACCATAACCAGGAAGAGTATCTCCAGAAAATTTCAATGCTTGACCATCAACTAAACCATGATTTGGTACTGTAATGGTGTCTGCACTAACGGAAACATCAGCATCAACTAAGGACTTAATCAGAGCATCATCGGAATTCCTGGCGACTGTCACTGTGGTCACCTCGGTGTTGACCGGCATGTAAGGGCCATCCTTGAGGTCTGTTGTCGAGAGCACCCAGGTCGTATCAGCCGTTCTTTTCAACTCCCGTGGTGCGAAGTCAGGAGAAGCAATGAAGAGCACATCAGCCGATTGAGTAAAGTAGAGATCATCGAGATCGGAGGTCGTATAGGTTGTCACTACCTCCAGCGGTTTAACGAAGATTCTTGCATTGGTCCCAGCTGAAGTGATGTTGTATGCGGATCCAAGAGTATTGTCACTCAGGGAAAGCCGGATCGTTGCTCCGGAGACATAATGGATGAAATACCTTTGTCCGGTTGTCAATCCACCTGGTGCAGTTGCTACGGGAGCAGTTCCTAAAGTTAGATAGACTTCATCTCCAGTCGAGAGTCCATGACCAGCACCTGACAGGGTTATCGTGTTCGTCGAGGTGTTGACTGAAGATATATCACCGTTAGTGATCGAGGTCGTGAGAACAGCATCTGTTCGGTAGAACCGGACATATAGATTGCCGAACTCAAGAACATAACTTTGCCCTTGACCAAAATTGAAAGGGACGAGCCTGACGGCCGCGTTGTCCTTAGTCTTTGAAACAAAATAGGAACCTGGTCGTCTGGCTACTGATCCCTGTGGTAAAGGGACATAGTTCTGGCAGACTTTTAGAGAATTCTTGTAACTTGGAAGATCAACATAACCCTGCATCCTCGGAGATATTTGACCATCCGCAAAAGAGGTTTGGACGGCTTGAACCCGTGGCATTTATCTCCTTGCTTCGAGGAAAACATCTGCATAGATCGTATTTACATTGCCACGCTCAGAACTGTCAGCACTTCGAGCTTCTGATAAGATGGCATTGTATTTTGCAAGCATGTTGTTGCGAAGCTCCGGTCGTCCTGTGAGAGACTCTGCAATTTCCATTGCGAGCCTCAACCCGATTGCATGAATCACAAGTGCATCAAACTCATTCGGATCCTCGACCCTTTTGATGTATTTGATCCAGGCTTGTTCGGAATCGGTGACGATATAACCGTTTTCGACATAATGCTCATCATCCCAATCATAGAGGTCTAAGACCCGGAGACAATCGGAAGGAAGGGCATATTTGTAAGAGAACCCCCAGACCGGATTCGTTGACGATTGAGCGAGCTTTGCCCGGGTCACGGCACATGTCCAGGGATAGGAGCGAAGCACGGCATCTCGGGTATCGGAATACCTGAGATTACAAAGCCGTGCTCTTTCGTTGTTATCAGTTAGGCTTGATATCTTCTGGTCGCCCAGGTTCGTCAAGCCTATATTGCAGATCTCAACTACGCTCGTCATTAATCGACGACATAGAAGAGTTCCAGTGCAATGGATCCTGCTGCATCCGTGTCTGCACCATCAGCAAGTTCGACTTTGATATCCAAGAATCCTCCTGGATCAACTAACTCGGAAGCCACATAGTCCCAAAGGGCTGTTGCCGAAGTGGCAAAGTCTTTGATGACGGATGCGGATCCTGCGGTTGCACAGGAAATTCCATCATTGATTGCATCGACATCATCGGCATTCACGAGATTCCCATTAACCGCATAAACTCCAATATCCAGTGTGGAAGAACCTCCACCGATGTTATCGAAATAAATCGTTGACGAAGGAAGGATCACGGCATTCGAAGGAAGCCGTGCCAGGTGATAAGTGGACCCAGCAGTTCCACCAGTTCTATCGGTGTCACCACTATTACACTCAACTACATCAAATGTTGATCGGACTCTTCCGTAATGATAACGGGAGTCGATGATGGTTTGCTTCGCTGCCACCAGATCGGTGGTCTTGGTTCCGACTAAAGCTACTACTGCCATAACTTACTCCTTTCAGCTGGCGTAAAAAAGACGACCACCTCTCATGAAGTGGTCGCTAATGATTAGTTCGGATCGCAAGCGATCGAACAGA